GTGCCGCGCCCGCGCTCATCGCCCCAGCCACGCCCTGCCCGACCTGCAGCGCTTTGCTCCCCGCATAGATCGTCGCCATGATCGGGGCGAGCCGCTTCACCGCTTCGACCACCGCATTCATGCGGTCCACGATTCGGTCCCAGTTGTTGACCACGTACTCGAACCCGGTCCGAGCCCGCTCGAAGATCGCCGACATGGCGCGCGCAGCACCAGAACCCACCCGCTCCAAGAACGCTCCGATCACCTCCTGGTTTGCCAACAAGTAGTCGTTGAAGGCACCCAGACGGGTCGACATTGAGTCCATGATCGGCTGGAACCCAGCGCGCCCAAACTCGTCCAGGATGCCCTTGAACGTCGAAGTCACACCAACCCAAGACTTGCCGTACTTGTCCCCCGCACCCTGGAACTTCGCGAGCGCCGCCGTGAGCTTCTCCACGCGCTCATTTGCGGTCATCTTGTTGTTCCACTCTTCTGTCGACTCCACGATCGCACCCGTGGACCGCAGCATGGAGAACAGCTTGACGTCCACGCCGGCAGCGCCACGCACCATTGCCGTGATGTCCCGTTGCGCTTGATTCAGATCCACCCCCAGAGAGTTGGCCGCGCTCACCGTGGACGAGGTAATGTCCAGCACTCGCTGCATGCCAAAGCCCGCGCTTTCGATCGGGCCAACGATGCCCGAGAAGATCTCGAACATCTCTTGAGCTGTCGCTGGGGACGCGATCGAAGCCTTCTTGATCTCGTCGAACGCCAGCTCCGCTCGCTTGGCTGCCCCTTCCCAGTCGGTGCCCTCCACCGCAGACAATACAGCGGTCAGACCAATCTTGCTCTTTTCTAGCGCAGCCGTGTACCCGATCGCCCCCTGGGTCAATCGAGAGAAGGTTCCCACAATCGCGTTGAGCCCAACGTAGGTCCCGCCGATCGCCGCCAACTTGCCGAACAGCGCCCCACCAGCGGCCTGGGCTCCCTGCAGGCTCTCCTGCAGGCCCTTGGCGCCCTGCGCTGCGCCTCTAAGCTGGCCCTGGGCAGCCTTGCCGTCCAGGACCAGCTTCGCCCGTACGTCGTACTGAATCGCCACGAAACGAGGGTATCACCGCTTGGGCTTGTTCGCCTCGTTTTCCTCCTTGACCAGATCGGACAAGGCCTCCAGGAAGCCATTCAGCTGCATTTGGTCCAGGCTCAACACCTCGCTCAACGTGACGCCTTTTCCGTAGCGGGTCGCGTAGGCCACCCGCTTCCACACCCGGTGTCGCCCTTCCTCCGCGCTCACCTTCCGCCACGCCAGGGCATGTGATGCCCACAGCGCGACGGTCGGGTGCAGCGTCATGTTCAGGCTACGGAAAAGCTTCTCCGGAATTTTCCCAATGCGGCTTGGCTTGCTCCGCCCAACATGTTGAACGCCAGGAGAGCAAGTTGGCGCCCTCGCATCCCAAGCCCTTCCCACAGGAACTCACGCTGGGCCTCATCCAGAGGAGTCCCATTCAGCGCGTACACGCAAGCGCGAGCCAAAGCGAACGGCACCTGGGCGCCATCGGTCACACCCTGCAGAGCGGCCACTTCTTCGCGACTGTTCAGACTCCGGATCTGGATCTTGACGTCGAAGTACTCGCCGTCCTCGTCCACGAAGAACGCCGGGGTTGCCTGTGATCCATCCAACACGAACTCGAACACGTTCCGCTCGATCACGTCCCCGCCGCGCATGGCTGCCATGCCTGACTTGGTCTTGCGATTGAACACCTGGGCCATGACGTCAGGCGCGAAATTCTCGCGCTTCGAACTTGGCCGCGCGTCGGTCTCGAACTCCAACCCTTCCAATTCTTTCTCTTCTTCGTTCATCGGTTGCCCTTTCGTTCCACGGTTGCCCACTCACGGTACGGGCTCGGCCGTGGAAACGCCAGAGCGGACTCCCCGAAGAGAATCCGCCCTTGCTCCGCGCCCGCCCGTGGGTGGTGTCAGAGTACGCGCCGAATGCGCTGGCACTTCCACGAGATCGTGACCGTCACGTACTCGCCGCGCGCTGGCACCCGGAGCGGGAACGCACCGAAGAAGATGTCCTCGAACGTAACCCTTGCCCGAGTCCCATTGGGGAAAGCGAAGGTCGCGGTCGCAGTGAACGTACCGCCAGAAGGCGTTCGCCGTTCGGCCCGATCCTGTACCCGCTCCGTGAAACGGAAGTAGTCAGCCGTCTGCAGGTGCAGCTCAGCCTGCCCACTCACGCCGTGGTAGAGCTCATCGTATCGATCGGCGGTCTCGCCCAGGTACCCTTCCTGCAGGGTCTCGATGTCCAGCTCCGCTTCGAAGCTGGTGATATCCGTGAGACCGTCCTGGTCCCCTTCGGGGTTCGTGAACCCGATGACAACTTCCTGTCCCTTGATTCTTTGCGACATTGGTTCGACCTTTCAGGTTCACGCTTCCGTAGTGATCACCGCGTTGGGACCGATCTCGGTCTGCAACACAATGTGGTCCATGCTCGAAAGCGTGCGGACCTTGGTTTGGACCCAGTAGATGCCTTGCGCCAAGTTGGCTGGCGTGTTCCCAGCATTGACTGAGTCATCCACCACGAAGCCTTCGATGCGAGACAGTTCCGCGTTGTTCTCGGACTGCAACGACGCCAGGAAGCTCTCCCAGATCCCTCGGATCTTGTCACGCCGAGCTTGCTTGTTGAGCTTCTTGCTGTAGGGCGCAAAGAGCTCCGCGCCCGTGTCCTGGATGAAGTCCGCCATCTTGCGACGAGCCATGGTGGTTCGCCCGCTCTGCAGCGAGCTGGTCACTCCCGACTGAAACACCATGCCAGAGATGCGATCCGCTCGCGGTACAGCAACCCCGTTCCGCTTGTAGGCCTTGTACGAATCGATCGTCAGCACCTCACCGAACGGGTCCACCGCGAAGAAGTCGTCAATGAGACCAGTTTGCTGCCCGGGGTTTTCCTCTGGCGCGAGCAGCGCGCACAGCGTGGTCAGTGGCCCGTCGGGGCGCACCGTGATCACACCGTCAGCGGTGAATCCGAGTCCGCCCGCCTCCCCACGTTCCGCGATCTGCGGGATGCGCACCTTCAACCCCTTGCCCACGTAGAACACGCGATCGTGTCGGTATTGAGCCACGTTCGCGATGATCTGGTCAGTGGTCGTTCCGAGCGGATCGCCCGTCACGAACTTGCGAGCGAAGAGCCCACACTCGGTGGCCTTGATCACGTTGGCGCGTCCGTCGCGCACCACCGCGTCCGAACGACGTGCCGAGAGCAAGTAGTTGGCTTCCCGCGCTGGCCCAGACTCGTCCAACGTACGCTCCATGGCCACGGCATACGCGTTGTCCATTTGCGCCTCAGTGAGCGCCGCCGTGAGCGGTCCCGGGTTGTTCACGGTCAAGGTGGCAAACGAAGCCGCGTCCACCAGTACCGTAACCGTACCGGCTCCAGTCCCCGCCGCGGTCCCATCGTCGAACGCCGGGCGAACCTTGGCCACGAACGGACCCACTGCACCCGCCGGCACATCCAGGGTCTGCATGGTCACCCACTCCAGACCGCCTGCCGTACGCACCCGAGTGCCAGCTCTGATTTGGCCACCAGAGTGGCCCGTCATGCTGACCGTGGTGTCGAGCGGATCAAACTGCAGCTTCGAACCGAGCGGACCAGCCGAGTCCACCTCGATCGTGGAGACCGTGGCAGCCACGTTGTTGCTCACACGCAGTTCACCACCGGGGCCCTTGTCCGCCTCGACCTGGATTGCCGTGAGGCCTGCAGTCCCGTTGATGATCGTGACCATCTCGTCGGCGGTCACAGCATTCAAGTTGCCGACGGTGCCCGTGCCATTCGTGACGCCAACCACGTGTCCAATCTTGGCGAGCACACCGGGAGTCACCTGGATCAGCTCGACCGAACCGTAGGTGCCAACCACGATACCGCGCAGATCGATCTGGGTCAGGTTGATCACCGCGCACGCGAAGCCCAGCGTGGCATTGATGCGCGCCAGGACAGCGGCCTGCGTCGTGTCAGCACCGCCAAACGTGACGTTGATCTGAGGACCACCATCGATTCGAATCCCGAACGTGTCCCCCGAGACAATCGAACCGAACGCTGCAGCCGCACCAGCTTCCGTCGCCACCGCAGCAGCGATCGCCGTTGAGCTGGCAGTCCCTTGGTCAGTCGTGACGGTCAGCACATCGCCCACCGTCAACACGAACGGCCCCTGCCCACCGCTGATACTTGCCAGCGGGTCGAAGCTCACCGAACCAACGCTCGTGTCAACCCGTGCAACCAAGATGCGCCGCGCGCGGAGCTTGAAGGCCTTCAGCCACCCATTTCCGTTCCACAGCTCGCTCATGCGTCGCCGTGCACTGGGGTTCTGACTCGGGATCTGATCGTAGGTGTAGCCAAACGATCCGAACTTCTGCCGGAAGTCCTCGGAACCGTAGATCTCCAACGAGCCCTTGATCTCTTCGTCCGTCGCGAAGAACCCATCGTCGAACTCACCGACCAACAACACCGTGCCCGAACCAGCACCGGTTGCCGGATCTGGCGGGGCCAGGTCGATGATCACCACCCCTTCGATTTCCTTGATTACCTCGATCGTCGGGATCTCGGTGAAGCGTCGCAAGTACCCAGCCATGGTTCCCAGTTCCTTTCTTCGTTCGCGCCAGTTCTATCACGCCGGTTCCAGCGGTTCTACCGGCACCAAAATTGGGTTGAGCTCCACCACCTTCCGCAGGTGGACCACATCCACGTCAGCCAGCACCCGCGCGCGGTATTCCCGGTCCCGGTTGTAGGCCGACGCCGGGTTATCCACCCGCTCGCCAGCCAGCAATGTGCACCGGATCGGCTGACTGAAGTAGGCCACGGGCCCCTGGATCAGGATGCCAGCTCGTCGCTCGGTGGGGGAGAACACATCGGCCAAACGCGCAGCGATCGCCTCCCGCTCCGGCTTGTTGGTCGTCCAGAAATCGATCTGGAACTCCACTGCAAGCTCATCGGTCTTCCACAGGACCGAGTTTGGACAGAAGACATTCGCCGTCTCTTCCAGCATCGTCGGAGCAAAGTTGTGGGCCATGAGTGGCTCAGCTGCGCTTGTGATCGTGGCCAGTGGGTAGTTCAGCCCGTCGAACGATTCCGGCCATTCCCGGCGCACTTCGTTCAACTGGAACTCACGGGGCTGCCCATCGTCGCCCGCACCCACCACGAACACCACGCGCTCCAAGTAGGCCGCCAGGGCCATCGCCGCCGCGTTGCGCGGGTCCAGCGTGTTGCGCCGAACGAGCTCGAACCGGTCAGGCCCGATCTCGGCCTGCAACAGATCCCCCAGGGCAGGCTCAGAACCCAACATCTTCGAGCACCTTCAGTTCAGCGTTGATCTCTTGTGGCACGTACCGCCTACCCACCGTGGCCATGGCCTTCGCGAAAAAGTGCCTTGGCTCGATGCCTTCACGAGCGATCTTGGCCTGAATGCGCCGCACCACGTCCTCGGCTTCGTCTTCGTCATCGGCCAGCCCCTTGCGGATCGCCCACGTCAGGAGCGGGCCCATGGGAGGCCAGAATGGCCGCGTCCCGTGCTCAATGTGGGCCGCATGCGGAGCATCCACCGTCACGATGCCACCATCCGGCAGCAGCCCCACGTTGACCGACTCCCGAAGACCGCCAGTGTCCACTGCCGGGTAGGGCTGAGAGCGCCCGATCTCCAGCACAACCTCACCCTTCGCCCGCAGCGCCGCAGAGCGCAGCCCGCGCACGACTGCCGCCGTGACCTCAGGCTCCATTTTCATGATCAGCGCCGGGAACTGCGCCAGTGTGACCTGGTGCCTCATACCTGTCCCCGCTCTGGGAACACGTGGGCCCCATTCACTGCACCATCGCGAGACCTAGACTCTTGCTCCGTCCCGATCCTGACCACCCACTGAAAGTTCTCCGCGTCACGCCAGGGCTGGCCCACCACAGCGAACCGGCGCCGCTCGGTGCGTTCACCGTCCCGCGCGTCGTGCTTCACTTCGATGAAGGCCTGGAAACCAGGTTTCACGTGGAACATGGCCAAGATCTGGTCCTCGGTGTACCGGGGGGAGATCTCACGCAGCGTGATCACACCCCGATCGATTCGCCCGCCACTGCGCAACTCGAACCTGACCGGTCTGGTGTCGACCAACGGAGTCGGCAGCAACTCCTGTTCGCCAACCACTCGCGGGTCACCGCGCCCAACTTCGCCGCCGCTCCACTCCACCAGCACCGACCACACTCGGTAGGGGCGCATCCCAAGATCAGTCTGGATCTGGCGCAGCTCATCCACCAAGCCGCCCATCTGCTCCACCAGTGAGCGATCGGGCGCACAGGACGGGTGCAGCGCCGGGTCACTGTTTGGCGTCTCTAGACGCGGATTCTGGCTGACTGCGCTGGTCACCCTGGGAAGGGTACACCAGGCCCACCAATGCCGCTAGCCCACCACCGTGGCGTTGCGCCCGCCGCCCGCCGCCCCGAGGTACTCGAACAGACTGTAGGGGTTGGTCACCACCCCGAGGTCCGACGCGAGCCGAGCAACCCAGTAGACCAGCTCGCGTCGCAACATGGCGGTCTCGTGTGGGTTCACTTCGAGGTTGCCCAGCTTGGTGGCCTTCATTCTCGCCCGGGCCTGCCCGATCTGGGCCTCGATTGACTCGCACTCGCACAAGTCGATGCGCACCGATTCTTCGCCGCCGGGCGTGAGTCGCTGGAAGGCGTCATCCACCAGGAACGCAGGCTGGCTCGCCGCCGGGTACCCGAGCTGGATCGATGCCGCCAAAGCCACCCAATCTGGGTAGGAGAGGAAGTGTTTGATCCGTGCCTTTTCGCGTTCCGTGAACATGGTTCAGCCGCCTTTCAATCCCTTGATCTTGCCGATGATCTTCACCGCAGGGACCGCCTTCGGCTTCGCCTTGGGTGCTGGCTTCCCGGTGCGCTCTGCGCCGTTGTCGCGGTTGCCTTTGCCCGCGGTATCGTCGCGACCTTGGACCTTGTTCCCGGTCCCGTTCAGGTGCCCGATCACACTACCCTCGAAGTCTGGCGCCCCAGTTGGTCCGCCCCCAATTCCACAGCCGTGGCTGACTCGAACTCGATGCCTTGGCGCCGCACCTCCGCCAGGTTGTGCGTGGTCTCAGTCAGCAGCGAACCCACTGGCAGTTCCGTAATCATGCCTGGCACCACGAACCGACCACCTTTGGTCACGCGGTACCGCTGGATTGGGGTGGTCAGCCTGTTTTGCCGGTCCAGTTCTTCCTGCCGTCGCTGCCGAAAACCTAGCTCAGCAGTGATGATGTTGCGCAAGTGCAACGGCAGATCCGTCTGCTGCAACACCCGTCGCAACCCATCGTCGGAAGCAGCCCGGATCCGCCGCACTTGGTCCGCCAACTCTGGATCTGGACCCAGTGACGAAAGGTCTTCCTGGTCTTCGCCGGTTTCTTCGTCGCTCTCGTCTTCGCCGGTTTCTTCGTCGCTGGCACTGGGCGGCTCAGTGTCAGCCACTGACTCGTCCGCTGCCAACAATGCCGTCAACAACTCAGCCTTGTTGGCCTGGGAGAGTCCGCGCAGGCCACGCGTCTTGGCCAATTGGTAGAGCTGATCGCGATCCAGGTTTTCGTAGTCACTCATGGAGGGTTGCTTCCTTTCCGAGAAACGATACCCGAGAACTCAGGACTTGTCGCGCCCACGGTCCCGTGCTTCGCGCTCGGTGCGCCTGGACACACGGTTGCGCTCCGCTCCCGACGCCTGGTCCTGTAGCTGACTCTCCGTCGGCATCCGCCGAGCACGCAGCCACCCGAGCGCCCCTCTGACGGCATCCACGGCTTCGACCACTGTCACCGCTACCGTGCCCACGAGCTTCAGCGCCGCAATGAATCCCATGCCCTTAGAATAGCAGAAGGCCCCAAGGTTTCCCCCGGGGCCTCCCGTTCCGCAGCAACCGTTCAACAGTAAGCCACGAAGCCTACGCGTTCAACCATGCTCGATTACGATCGCGCGCTTGAAGCGGGCCAGGTCACCGACCAACGCGTCCGACGGGACCGGGAAGTCACCAGACCAGCTCCAGGACTGGCTCACCACCTGCTGCAACCGGTCCAAGGGGCTGCGCAGAATGTACCGGATTCGCTGGCTCATGACGGCCACGCCACCATTCACGATCGAGAACTGGCCGATCTTGCCGGTCGCCCCCGCCTCAGTAATGAAGCGCCCTTCGTCCAGGTACTTCTCGTACAACACGCCACCGCCAGTCACGATTGCGCGCCGGATCTCGACACCTGCCTCGTTCGTGACCTCGCCCCCGAACTCGGGAGCCAGCCGCGCACCACCCGCACCACCAGGGTTCGCGATCAGCGAGCCGGGCTGCACCGTATTCGAGCTCGGGTTCTCCGTGTTGCGGTAGAAGATGCATCCCACCGCCATGCCGATCGCCAGGTCGCGGTACGCCACCGAATCGGGCAGCGACTGGTGCAAGCGCTGCCAGTGGTTGTCGGCGAAGATCTCCTGCTCCCCTTCTGGGGTCAGGTGGACGTGGTAGTACCCGTCCGCGTGCGGGGGCACGTTTTGCGATCGCAGCCGAGTTACAGCCGCGATCACGTCGTTCAGCGTGAGCACATTGGTGGCCGTGAGTGCGTCCACCGTGGCGCCCGCGCCTACGCGCAGCCGACGAGACCGGGTGGAAGCGAACACGCCAGCACGCACCGCAACGCCCACCGTGAGCGCTGCCTGCAACGTGATCACGCCGGGGCCGAACGGATCGTTCGGGTTGGACGGCGCAAAGCCAGTCACCGCGTTGGCGGGTTCGCCAACCGTGGTGAACGTAATCGGGAGCGGGTTGGCCGGGTTGACCGAAGCCAGCCGCCCGTTGCTCAGTTGCTGCGTGAACCCGTTCAGCGTCGAGATCGCGATCTGGATCGCGCCAGCCGCAGCCGCAGCCGTGACCATGGCCTCGCCGGCCAGGTATGCCGTGAACATGCGGTTGCGTGCCAAGCGGTTCATCGTCTGGGAACCCTGCAAGCCAAGTTGCTGGGTGTTCCGGAGGAACGTGCTCGCCAGAGCCACGTAGCTGGTCGGCATGTGGGTGTCGATCGTGGACCCGTATTGGGACGCGCTCGCCTCCCACTGTTCGGTCTCGTATCCGCCAGGGTTCGGGTCATTGCCCGGCACCAGCGGACTGATCGACGGAGCCATGAGCCCCGTACGGGTGAACAGCTGCCGCTCGCCAAGATTGGCCTGCCACAGCTCAGGTACGGCCTCGCCGCGGTACAGCAGACGGGGATAGAGCGCATCGTGGAAGACGCGCTCCAGCGTGCCGTCCTGGATCAGAGCAACGATCGAACTAGGGACACCTTGAAGGGATACAGACACTTGGAAACTCCAATTTTGGGGTTGCCCGTGGACCGTCTGCCATCCCGACTGTTCCCGCCGTCGTACGCGTTGCGCTCAGGTCTTGGGGTTTGAACTTTCGCAAAGCCTATCAGCACAGCTTTGCCGCTGCAACGTCAGGATCCAGGAGACCCCACGCCCAGCGAGGCCAAGTGAGCCTGAAACTCACCGGGACTCATGTCTTTCACCGACTTAGCGCCGCCACTCTTGGCGCCGGCTACGCCCGGAGCCGGCGGGGGCTGCACCCCAGGTTCAGGGGACGAGCTGGCTCCCTTCGGCGCTACGCTGGCACCAGCAACACCGAACGCAGCAGCGTACTGACTTTCAGCGAGCCGCTCCTCCAAGAACTTGGACGCATCCAGCTCTTGGCCCTCCGGCAACCGCTCCGCCACGCTCGACACCAGCCACTTGGCGTAGTCCAGGTTCTTGATCCCCAGTTGGGCACAAATCCCGGTCACGTGAGCTGTGAACTTGATCTCGGCCAGCTCCGCGCGCGTGTTCGCGAGCTCGCTGTCCTTCGCCCCCAGGTCGGCCTTGTACCTCTCGATCTCGGTCATCTGAGCGCGCTTGCGCTCTTCCTCAGCCTTGGTCAGCTCGTCCAGCTGCTTCCACCTCCCCGTGATCTGCTCCACGTCATCCGTGCCGAACAGCTTCTTGAGCTGGCTCCGGTTCGCCCGCGCCAGCCGCTCCCCCAACTGCTCCTGACTCAGGTGCAGCAGCCCATCGTCTCCCCCGCTCTCGCCCTCGCCTTTGCTTTTGGGCATTGGTGGCGCAGTCCCTTC